CTCACCATAGCATCATATTTTTCTGCCATAATAACACCTAATTATTTAATATTACTTGTAAGCAGAGCTGGATACTCTGTTCGAATTATGTTTTTTACTTTTCGGATTAAAGCTGGGTTACTCATAAATTCATTAGCGTGAATATCAATACCATATTTAGTAAGGATATCAATAGCAACAATATCAGGGATAATTGCAAATGATCTATATTTTTTACCACCACCGAAGTAGTCATTGGCTTCACGGCTTTCAGCCGCAAAGTCCTTGTATGCTTGGATATCTTGTTCCAAGCGAAAGTCTTTATCCGATTCTTTAACATTAAAGCTATACGGATTGTATTCTTGAGACTTGTATTGCATAAGTGTGTCCTCTTATTTGAATCTATCAGCTAAATATAGCTGTGTCTTTATTGCTAAAGATTGTTTGGATTTGTCCATGATCTGACAGCTTACCATATTCATAAAGAATATTTGTCCCGTCATAAGCAGGAATACTTGTAATAGGTGTAACATCACTGTATTGAACACTAGTGATACGACCTGCACGAGCTACTCCATTTACTTTGGTATAAGCAGTTAAGCCAAGAACAATATTTGTATTCTCTGAAACAAAAGTAACTGTCTTATCAGCGGCAGTAATCTTTAAATAACACATATAAGTTCCTTAAATAAAATAAGGAGAGAGAATAAACTCTCCCCTTATAGGTTTACTTAACTTTTAATTAAGCGCCAGTACCAACAATCATACCGCAACCCTTAGGATTACGGCACTCTAGTGTACCTTCTTCAATCAACTGACCGATGATAGAATCACCAAGCTGACCGAGGTCAACTTCTTGCAGTGGACGCAAAGAAGCGTAGTTGAACCACATTGGATCGTATACCAATACAGAAGTATCTGCCTTAGTACCTAGACCCATAATGTAGTTAGGAACAACCATAACATCACCAAAGTCAGACTCGTAGATCTCTACAGATTGACGGAGCTTACCTGTCTCATCGATGTTACGACGTACGTTTGTGCCAGCAGCTTGTGCTTTAGCAGAGAACTGACGACGAACAGATGGGGAAGCCATCAACTTAGAAGCCTTACCACCATTCTGGTAGATAGACTGCATTACTTGGTCAACATGAGACAACTCAAGTTCACCCAAGTTAGCATCAGATGTGCCACGAGTAATAGCACCAGCATCACCGATACCATTAGTTGTAGGTGCAGTGTAAGCAGCAGTCTCACCAGCGTTAACCACAACTTGGTTAGCCCAAGCTTGGTAGCCACCGAATGTACGTGTGCCTGAACCATTGCTATCGTTCCAGCTTGACACTAAGTCAAACTCTACGTCACGACGGAGTTCTGTACCACGCTTCTTGAGCTGGTAAGCATATTCATCAGCAACACCAGCTTGGTCAACAGCACGCTTAGTGCCAGTAACTGTAACTGATTTTGAGTTGATCTGTGTGTAGTTGCCCAAACGGGTACGGAGTGGTTCAGCAGCTTGTGCGCCTGCCACTGTAGAGTAGCTAACACCTTCAGCTACAGAAGATGAAGCTGGGGTTGCCAACTCATCTGTTTGCCATTCGTGTAGAACAGCAGTTGCTTTAGTTTTACCGATAGAAGACAAGAACGGAGTCTCGTCACGGGAAATCATTGAAATAAAGTTCGCTAAATCTTCACGCTCAGAAGCGTTTACCGATGCAGCGCCAGCGGCAGCTTTAGGACCGCCTGTTGCGAATGTACGTCCAGCCATATTATATTCTCCAAAAGAATTTTATTAATTGTTTTTATAGTTTCTTGGATACAGAAGAAATGTTTCTGAGAAAGTCTAATTGTTCTCTCTCACTACCGACTCCAGTTAAAACCTTGTCTCTTGTTGATTTGACTTTGGTTGCTTTAATGTCATCCATCGACTTACCTTTCTTTACAGGTATCGATTTCTTAGTTGGAGCAGCTTTACGCTTCTCAGCACCTTTGTCTTTCGCAGTTTTTAATTTGCGATAATCATCAATAAATTTTACTACACGAGCATCATATACTTGGTTCAAGAGTTCCTCTGGTAATCCTTCGTTTAATGCAAATGAGCGAATATCCTTCGCTACCTTCTCATCAAATCCAGGAATATATGCAGGGATATCTTCTTGGAACTTAGTAAGTAAAGTCTGTTTAACTTGATTCTGCTCATCTCTGAGCTTCTCTGCTACAGCTTTAATTTTTACTTCTCGTTCATTTCGTTTTTCCCAATACTTAGATTGGGCTTCTTCTACTTGCTCACGTAGTTCACGGGCAGTATAAGTGTCGTCATTGTCTCGTGCTTCCTGCAGGGCAGCGTTAAGACGATGGTATTCACTAGCAAGTTTGGTTTCTTCTGAGGTAAGTGAGTCGTGTAGGGAAGTACCTAATTGTACTAACTCGTTTAGTTTTTCTGTTCGCTCGGCTTCTACTTGTTTCTTAAGCTCACCAAGTTCACGCCCTTTTTGAGATAGATGTTGATCAGTAGAATATCCTTTACGTACTTCTTCAAGAGTTACGTATTGAATTTCCCCATCAATTTTGATAGGAATTTTATATTCCCAGTCGATATCTTCTTCAGAGATTTGTTCTGTATCTTGGGTAGACGTGTCATCCTCACCAGTACTATCTTCTTCTGATTCTTCTTCTGTTTGTTCTTCATCTAAGTCGTTCTCAGACTCTTCATCGGTCTCTTCTTGGGCTACTTCTTCCGATGATTCATCTGGAGTCGTGTTGCTATCGTCTTCTTCTGGTAGAGATTCTTCCTCTTCAGCAAAACCTAATCGGTCACGCATAGGAGAGTTACGAAGAATGTCATCTAGACTTTTCGCTTCTGACTCTGAGTTTGTATATCCGTCATCCATTGAATTTACTTCAGTTCGGGTAGAGAGATCTGGTACTGTACTCATAATTTGTTATGTCCTTATTTCTTAGCAGTAGCTTTTTTAGCTACTGGCTTAGTAATTACTTCTTCTTTTACTTCAGCTACAGGTACTGGTTTAACAGCAGCATCTAACTGAAGTTCCTTAATGTTTTTAATTGACTCACATACATAATAAAATGTAGGAGCATGTACTCGTGATCGCCCATCGGCAATAGAGATTTCATTAAGGAGTGCATCTTGGGTCTTCTTCAAGCTTGCGATAGCCCGTGTGTATACATCAATTTTCATCATCAACTTTCTCGTCTTTTTGTTGGATGTAAGCAGCGTTCTTACCGAATTGCTCGATCTGAACTAATCTTTCTTTGACACTACCCATAGCCATAGCTACGTGGTATAAGTACTCTCGTTCTTTAGTACAATGTGGTTCTGTCTTTAACCAGCTAATAAATAGCTCAGATAGAATATCACAGTACGCATCAGAGAAAAACTGCTCTCTGTCTTGTTTAGCAAATGCCGCCTTCGTTAAAGCGAATTGGGAATCCCTAAACGGATTTACTTTTAATTCACCATCTTCATGGTCTACTTTGGGTTTGATTTTATTCTCAAAGCCCTTCTTATACTTTTCCATAATCCTCTTCTTGAGTTGTGTATAAGACAGGGAGGGTTTAATCTCCCTGTTTATTCATTACATAGCTTCTGGTGCAGCAGCAGGACCTTGTGGTTCTGTTTCTTCTGGACCTTGTGGCTCATTTAATTCTTCTTTGTCAAACATATTTTCATTAATCATAGTAGAAGCTACCATAAGTAATTCACCAGCATCTGGTCGTTCAGGTAATTCAACACCTTCTTTAGCTGCTTCAATATAAAGCTTAGCCCACTCTTGGTAACTCTTATCGAGTGCTACCATAAGTTGCTTAGTATTATCTTGTAGTGCATTCTTAGATTGAACATTAGTAAATTTGACATTAGCTTCTTTTAACGCAATGTCCAGTTGTACCAGCTTTTCGTCCAGCTGACGTTTCTTTTCATTGGCTTGAACTTCACTCTTGCGAGTTTCCATGGCTTGATTTTTGAATTCAGGAGCATTAAAGTCTACCAAGTAGTCTAACGGGTCTAGGTCCAGTGCTTCAATAGTTTTAGCGGCAATACGTTGAGCAGCTCTAGGATCTACAATACCACCAGCTCCAACTTGAACCAGAGCAGGAAGTACTTGTTGACCAATGATCTGCATCTTCTGCAATGTATTCTTGTTAGAGTGTTCTCCAACATCTACATCAGCAGTAACCATCATGTTATCAGGCAGAGAAGCAATATCAAGAGTCTTAAAGAAACTATTAGAGTCTAAATACTTAACTGTCTTACCACGAAGGTTCTTCTTAAGAGTCTTATATACACCCTCAATTAAACGCTTAATACCTGTTTCAGCATATCTACGTGCAATATATTGAATACGGATCTGTGCAGCACTCTGTACTTGTTGTACTTTCTGTTCAGAATTACCTGAAACATAAAGTGCATCGTTAAGACCTTGAGCAGCTTTAGACAAACCAGTAGCTTGTTCTTTGTGCTGTTGTAGGAATCCTAACAGAGGTACAGTACCTGAACTAATCGTATCAGGAGTTAAAGCAGATACAGCATTCATGGGGTTACCATTAGTAGCAATAATCTGCTTTGGTTTCATATTCTGCAGAGCAGAAAAGTCTACTACGTTAGGATCAGCTAACTTAGGAGAATAGTTGGTTAAGTAGGTATTTTCAATAAAGCCACGCAGAATAGCAGTAGTAGCTAGAGTAGAAGGTCTACTCATGTCTGCCATAGATAGACCATGAAACTCAAATGGAATCTCAAAAGGACATAGTGAAGCTAATTGTACTTCTTCTACGTCAACTTCTTCAAGGATAACATCTCCAGCAATCATGAACTTCTTTAATTCTGCAATACCATCTCCATCTCGGTCTACCCGAACCCAACACTTAATTAGTGTTACTTCTTGGTTAGCTTCAAGAGGGAATAATTCTTTAGCGTTACCGCCTATCCAGTATTCTTCACCTACTACGTTCTTACGAGCAGATTCTTCTTCAGTATACTTGGTTGCCCAATCTGTAGAACCATCTCCTACGTCATCCCAATTAATATTATCTACTAGGTCAGGATATTCTTTACGTAACTCTGAACGAGTCGTGGTAAACTGGATACCCACAAAAGCAGCTTCGTCAAGCGAATTTGCATCACGGGTAATACGGAAACTCTCAGGTGGAATGTTAGTGATCTTAACACGGGATTTATCCTTTGTTCGTTTTAAACGTACATCTTTATAAACCATCTGATACTCTGCAGCACCAGTCTCTGGGTTAGTTACTAATTCCTGATCATAGGATAGTTCTCCTACAATCTCTACTTCTGGATCAGCAAGAATAATGTCTAGGTTAGCTTGGCTAATCTCTTCATATTCTTCGAATTCGTAGTCATAGTCCTCAACAAACTCCCACTCTACAATGGAATTCTTCCATAACAAAGAAGCTTTAGTCCATGTATTTAGGATCTGCCATCCATCGTTCTGTTTAAAGATACAATAGTTAACTAGGTCAGAAGCTTTACGAGCATCACTATAATTCTTAGGTTCATTACCTAACGGAATAAACCTTGCAATCTTATTATTGCTGAACATAAGTTCAGACAATACTGCATTGTATCCTTCAATCGATTCTACTGTATCAGAAGAAACAATCCGTGATACACCATTGGGTTCTAAATGACCCCAAGGTTGCATGGCATACTCATAGGTAGCCTTTTGTCTTTCTTTAGCAAGGGATGAACTGTTGAGGAAGTCTCCTACAGAGTTCATAATACCTTGTTCGATCATCGATAAGAGTTCTTCGTCTCTTACCTTTTCTCTTTTAAATTGCTTCATTGTAACCTCTCAGGTATCAATCTATCTATCAATGGTCACAATGACCTATATAAGTTCCACTTCTTACTTCCCAGACACGAGTGGACAGCATCTGAGGACACGATGGGGAAATTCTAATTACGAATAGGGAGGTTTTTAAATTCCCCTTTAGTAATCTTCTTATCCGCTTTGTCTACTAATTTAACCTCTTTATGAGGTTTAATTAGTTTCTTCAGTAATTCTTTTTCTTGTTTACCTAATGGTAGACTTGCTGTCATAACCACTCTCCTTTTTGTATATCTGCAAAGCTAAACTGCTGCGAGAACGGAACCCTGTTGTTACTTAATCGGTGACCATGGGTTCTTAGGACTTCTAGCGAAATAGCTAAAGCAATTACAGTATCATCATTATGTCCTGGAATAGCATTAGTTCTACCATTCTCATCAGCAACATAATTCATAAGTTCATCTATCATAATTCTAGACGGAATCCAGATATCCTCAGATTCAATAGCATTCTTGAGATATCCGATAATCATCGGTTTAGTTTGAGCAGTTGTTCTCCAACCTAACCTTTGACCTTCTTCATCAGAAACATTAGCTACTTTAGTTTGATGATATAAGTTTTGGTAATTCATTTGTTTTAGTCTATTTAGAGTAGCTATACCCATACTATTAGACTCTACTGCAACAAGAGCATTATTAAAGTATCTACCTAAATAAAACAATAGGTCTCCAAATTTACTTGGATCTATTGTATTATTTCTGTATACTGCACATACTTCCCTCTGTCCGTTCATTACACAAGCAGAGGAATAATCCTGTCCTACACCGAGACTGACGTCAGCACCTATAGTAAAAGTATCCTCAAATGTGGGATACTTATAAATCTCAAGGGAACCCCGTTGAGCATCTTCAAAGAGACACGACTCATAGTCAAATTCCCTCGTAGCCAAGATAGGCTGTGGTACTAGACTGTTTAATTTCTCTATATCAAAGACGTTACTACCGCTGACAATAAACGCTTCCTCAGGTGTGGCAGGGTATTCTTGTCGAAACTTATCTGAACCAGATTCGGAGATCTTTAATCTTCTCCAATATAACTGGTTATCATCTAAGTTAAATCTTTCTTTTAATCCTTCTTCTTCATCCGTTCTTTCGAATCCTTCATAGGCTTCCCTACGATATTCAGGAGTCAGAAACCATGGGATAAAGATGGGTACATATTCGTTCTCACCTTTAACAGCTCCTATCCATAATCTATGGAAGGCATTACCTACTCCGTTAGCAGTAGATTCAAGGATAACTTCAGTACCATCCGCTTGGGAGATACCTTGGAACATACCAGCTAGGATCTTCTCATCATGAGTCCAGAAGGCTACCTCAGAGAGGTGAGCAATAGTCGGGGTAGTTCCTCGACCAGCTTCAGGAGATCCTGCAGTATAGAGCCTATAGCCAGAGTCATTATGTTCAAACATAATCTCTTTAGCGTTAGACTTCTTAAAGTCAGGTCGGAACTCTTCATCCATGTTAGAAATCGTATTTCTAGACATAGAGAACAAAGAGTCAGAAGTTGCTGAGTCATGAGCCATAACTACAGACTTATTGTAGGCATTGAAGTAAGACTTCCAGAATACCCTAGCCGTAGCATAGGTAGATAAACCTTGCTGACGAGCCTTCAGGATAATCGCTCTTACCTTCTTAGTCCTACTGAATTGTTCCTCAATCTTCTCATTTACAATTCTTTGTGCTTCATTAAACTCAAAAGGAATAAAACCTTTAGAGGAGTCTTTTGGTAAAATCCGAATTTGTTCTTTTGCGAATAATTCGAAATTCTCTTTATACTCTTTAAGTTTTTTTCTTTTAAGTGCTTCTTTAGCTAATAATAACTTTTGGTTATTGTCCATTTAATATTTCCAATACTTCTTCATAAGTAAGTATCTGAGACCCTAGAGTAACAGCAATACGCTCTTTAGAAGAGTCTCCTGTTACACCATGAGGCTTAGTAACATCTAACAAGAACACTTCATCAGGTTCTGCCACAAAGCTACTTACTTCAGTTAAATCCCTAGGATTAAATATTGCTCCATTAGTTTGATTCTTAATACGGAATATCTCAGGATTCTCTACATTCGGAACATAAAAGCTAGTCTTATATCCGTTAGGTTCAATGTAGAAGTTAATCGTACATTTAGTCCCTGAATCCGTATGTATCGGAACATTCGCATTAATCCTCATAAGAGACAACTCGAACTTATCTCGATATTGTTCTGGGATTAAACTTAATATTTTTTCCTTTTGGGAAGTAGATACACCTAAATATTGAATACCCCTGAAGCCATTTGGGGTGGAGATCCCATAAGAGATTTCCTCTTCATGAGATTCAAAATCAGGAATCTTTAGTAATAATGGTAATTTAGTAAACATATATCCTCAAGCAACTATCAATGGAAATCTTTCCTTTAGGGCAGGGCTAAGTCATTGATTTATAAGGGCTGATTTGCGAGAATTATATTGGTATTTTTCTATAGAAATCAAGAGGTTAGGATACTTTTTGGAGGTCCCCCTGGGAGATCCTATGGGAGTGTCTCTCTGTGTGTGAAAGAATCAAGTGTTGTTTTGTGTACCCTTGTTCTTCCTTTGTTGTCCCCCTTGTTCTCTTTTCGGAGGTGTCCCGTGTCCTTGTTCTCTCACTTGTGTTTGTCTTCTTGTCTCGTTGTTGGTCTTGCTTCTGCTGTTGCTCTGTGTCTTGGTGCTCCTGCTGTTGTTGGTCTCGTGGGGCTGGTCGCTTGTGGTTTCGTTCTTGTTGCTTGTTGGTAACTGTTGTTCTTCCCTTTGCTTTGCCGTGGTGTGCGGTCCACACCTTTCTCTTTCTTGGAGGTTGTCATGGTTGCTCGTTCTCTTGTTGGTGGTGTGTCTGGTGTTGTTCGTTCTGTTTCCTATGCGGACGGCTTGGTCTCTGTTGTTGTTGGTGACACTGTTGTTCGTCATCGTGTTGGCGCTCGTGCTGGTATTCCTGTCACTGCCTCTCGTGAACTGTGGCTTGCTTTGCAAGAGGCTAAGTCCTCTGGTATAAGCGTAACCTTCCTTGGTCGT